TGGTGGCTGGGAAGCCAATGTGGGATGCTAGTAATCCAGTGTGGCAAGTTGTAGGTAGTTTGGGAGAGTCAATAGGACTTAAGTGGGCTGGTAGATGGAAGAGGATGCGAGAGTATCCTCACTTTGAAGTATAGAAAGAAAAGAAAACGGCCCCATCAGGGGCCGTTTCTATGTTAAGCATAACAAATAAACCACGGACTATATAAGTATGTGGCAGTTAGGTAGCATTCAAACCACATAGGTTTCAATACGAGTATATAGTTCTAACTGTTCTTGTACTGCATCTAACTGCATATCCATAGCTTCATAAATGTATTGGTCTAGTGCTGTCATTTCATTCATCTTCTTTATCCTCAATAGTTACTGTTATTTGTTTCTCTGGCATTTCTTCATATTCAAAGGAGATAGAAGCATCTCCCATCATATCATACAATCGTAAGATTGCTTCTTTAAAACTATACTCTTTTTCCTGCATCTTTAATTTCCTCTATTGTGCGTAGACAACCTACGCAATATTTCTTACTACTATCTAACTTACATTGTTTCTTACAAGGAGTTTTATTAACTCCTATCTCAAACGTATAAGTCATGCTCCACACGTACCGCCTTTACCAGTAATAGAACATACATCGTTCTCCTCAAAGACAACACCCTTATGCTTAATAGCTTCAGAGTAAGGTACTTCTGTTAGTGGTTGCCCTCCCCTACTTCCGTCAGGGTAGCAAGTGAAACCACGGAGACGTGGGGCATATCTCGCCAGTACACTAGCAAACGTGTTAACGTCTTGTTCAGAATTTCCTCGTGAGCCCCAGGAGGGTAGGTTGATGGTAGAGCTAATAGACATGTCAACATAATCTTGGATGTCTGCTTGGAACTTGATTCGTTGTTCATAATTATGACTTAATTTATATGCTGTGTCAATAGTGTCACCATCTAATCCATACTCTTTAATTAGAGTGTCGGCCGTACTGTCAACAACATATTCGTATTTCCATTGTGTTCCGTTGGTGAGGTAGCGACGCTTATAAGCAACAGCGAATAGCGGCTCAGCACTTGTTGTAGTGCCTGCGAGAATTCCAATACTTCCGGTTGGTGCGATTGCTCTATAAGCCACAGGTCTAGAGATGTACAACCTGTCACAGTGTTCGTTTGCTGCTCTTTCTGATTCATCTTCATATACCTTTAACCATTTGTGTAGTTCTGGAGTTACTTCGTAAGAACTTCTTCTTTGAAGGAGCCACTCGTGAATTCCCATGAGACCAAGCCCAAGTCGTCTATTTTTCTCCCGAACTTTATAAACTTTCTCATAGGGTAAGTCGGCACGGAGAGTTCCACAAACAAGGAACTTGGAAGCGAGTTGTACGATTGAACTGAACTCTTCCAAACTTTTAATATTGCCAATATTGATACTACCCAAATTGCATACATCACTATCGTCTTCACTCGTAACTTCCGTACAAGCATTCCGAAGCGTTTCATTCTGTTTATCTCCAAAGTTAAAGCTAAATCCAGGTTCACCAGTCTCCATAGCTTGACGTACATTCTGTAAGAAGATTGGATTCTCAGGATTGAAACCCCAAGCATCGTCATAATTAACAGAGATGTTTGTCATATCTAATGTAGCAGGATGATTGAAGTTTAAAGCTTTAGCAGCTTTAGTTTCTTCAGACCAATTCTTAGCATTAAGGAATAAACCAATATCTTCATGTTGCCAATTTAAACTTGCATAAATAGCACTACGTCTACTACCACCCTGCATTACGTTACGACCAATTTCATTAACAGCTTGCATCAATGGAATAGGACCAGAAGCAGTACCTCCTGTACGTTTTAAGGGCCTTCCTGAGGGTCTTAGGATAGAGTAGTCTATACCTATACCACCCCCACTAGAGAGACAAGACATAGCTCTATAAACAATATTAGCCCACTCTTCCCTAGTATCTTCTTCAGCACGTAGTAGATAGCAATTATTGTATGCTTTAAATTCTCTACCTGCATAATAAAGATAACGACCACCTGGAATAAACTTCATCTCCTTTATATATTGTACCAGTTGTTTCCGATCCTCTATACTCATTAGAGGACGCTCTGTACCCCATCTAGTACCACATACATCTTCTATCAATCGTTCTGCTAGTGCATCCCAGGTATCATTATTTCCTTGTGCATATTTAAGTCTGAAGATATTTGCTGCAAAACTATTCTTAAATCTATTAATTTCCATCAGTCGTAATTCTCCCAATAGGAAATATTAATCATAATTTTCCCAATCATTCTCTTCTTCCTCTTCTTCAAACTCATCTATAAATTCATCTAACTTATCTTCTATCTTATCTCGAAATCTTTCTACTAAATCTTCTGAAGAAATCTCCAGAAGTTCTAGTAAATCAATCTCACGTTCTTGTATGAGTCTACGAAGAACATCAGCGTAGGTGTATGACATTATTTCTTACGTACTATAATCTTTTCTAGAGAACGTCCACCGAAATAAGCAGCGAATACTAGGAGTAATAGTGTTTCATATAGGGAGATATAAGATTCTTTAATATCAAATTCAAAGTAACTAGTACTATCTACAGCTACAAAGAATGTCATAGATAGAAGTAAGAATACTAATGAACCGGGTCTAACTTTCTTAGCTAGAGGATCATCACCAGCACTATCTGCTTGCCATCGCTTGGTAATCTCTTCTTCTAGTTTAACTTCTACTGTGTCAGCTTGTTTCTGTGCATCTAGTTGGGCTTGTAATTGAATCTTTGTTAATTCATTCTGAAGCCTAAGTCTTTCTTCATCAGAGGTAATGAGCCTATCAATAGCTTCTCCTGTCTTTTCAACAACAGTAGCTACTGAGGATGAGAATAGTTCAGTTAACCAACTCATCTATTATCCCCGTTACCTTGAATAGTACCACGAGCTTTACGACTCTCTAGCTTCTCATGATTGAGTTGTAATACTTCTTCAGCATTTACATTTATTTCATCACACATTCTAGCTAGATACCAGAATACATCACCTAGTTCTGCAATGACAGCATCCTTATCCCAAGCCAAATCACGTACATATTTCTTTACCTTACCAGCTACTTCTCCAGCTTCTGAGGTAAGACCTAATGCTAAATATTCTATAGCTTTAGAGCCTGGATAAATGGCTGTTGATCTACTCCATATTTGATAGTCATATAATTTCATAATTTATTCCTTTGATTAATTAATGTTTTAATATAAAGAGAAGCATCTAAAAGTTCCTCAAATAGGTGTTGAAGCATATCTTCATCTGTATCTGGAGTTAGGAACTTATTATACTTCTTATACCCCATCTTCTCTCTACTACGTAAGTCTTTTATAACATCATCTGTAGCTGTTTGTTCTTGTTTCAAGAGACTCCAATCATCCATATTTTTTTCTGAGATAGCTTAAAGAAATTGGGTGGTGAAAAAAGCTACCATTATCTACTTCATATAGCATATGTATACCACGGAAATGTACATTACCTTGTGGTCCTAGATAACCTTCATCATGCTCATAACAACATCCTGCAAAGAGCCCAATAATAGGAGTACCATCAGCGCGGTAGTCAGTTGCAATGTCCATTTTTTGTACATGACCCTGTACACAGGATTGGTGTTTCTTTTGTAATAGCTGCTTAGCATTTCCTACTGGCCTACCCATAACTCCTGATGTAAAGTAATGACTATAGTTTACACCATCTATATTAACTACTTCTAAATATGGATATACTTCCCAACTATTATAAGGCAAATCAGTAGTAGAGATAAGTCCTTCTAATTTAGGATCATCATTAACTGCTCGTTCTATACGATACTCGTGGTTTCCAAGAGTCATAACAAGTTTTGGAAAGTATTGCTTCTCTTTATTTCTACGTGCCTTCGCATTGAACTCAAGGATAGGGCCTAGAAGGGCGTTCATAGCCTGCGTAGCAGCAGCTATGTCCTTTGTATATCTCCTACCTTCAAATTCTTTTTTACCCTTATCATAAGAGCTTAGAGAGGGCATGTCAGCAAAGTCACCTAACTGTATGATAATATCAGGCTTTTTTTCAACAATATAACGCCCAACATTTTCTAAAAAATCAAAATTCTGACCATCTTTTGCTTGTACATCTGGAATAACACAGTGAACTTTACTCATAAGTTTTACGTATCCACTCTTTAAATATTAGATGCATATTTTGTTTGCGCTCTTTTGATAGCTTCTTTACTACTCATGTACTATCTCGCAATGTGTTGTCATACTGTTCCTTAATGAGTTCTATTAGTTCAGGATTTCTATACTCATAATTATCAGGAATATTCAGTACTTTAATTGAAGTATTATCAACATCAAAGTCAGCAACTAGAGCATCTTTAATACGTTCTTCTACACATACAATTTCATCAGCCCAATGAATAAGTACGTCATCAACTGGTATTAAAGCATACTCTGTAGATACACCTGCTGCTCTTGTATTATAGTTATAGGGTGGCTGGGAAAGTACTACTGCCATTGTAGGACTCCTGAGTAAACCAGCACTACATATACATAATACTTTTTTTACACCTGTTTGATATTCATTCTTGGCGTTAGCCATTCTATTTTTAAAGCTCATTTATTTGCTCCGCATAATAAATATACTCAATTATAATACCTATAAATTAGATTTATATTATAAAGATTAATTACAAGGATTATTTAATCCACAGATCGAACTTTATTTTTCTTTCGTTCTTCATTTTCTAGTTTACTCTTTGCTTTATGGCATGTTTTGCAAATTACTTGCAAATTAGATATGCTACAAAAGAGACTGTCAATAAAGTTATCCCAACTGTACCAGCCACTAACGGGAACGACGGGTGTGATGTGATCCACTTCAACATCTTTGTTAGTAACTTCTTGGTGGCAGACATTGCATTCGTAATGTTCAGCCAAACGTCCTGTTTTGTCATTTAGTTTCTTTCCTTTTTTTGCATTGTTTAATACTTCAAATTTAGCGGGCCATCTAGTAAAACCACGTCTAATGACGCTAGTTATAAAACTATTTCTACGACCAGAACTCCAATCACTCATGATTATACTCCTCAATATATAAAGCAGCTTTTCTTAGTGATGTTGGATTGTCTTTAAATAATCCTAAAGCTAGGTTACATTCCTTACATAATAGACCACGTATTTTACCAGTAGTATGACAATGATCTATATTTAAATTCTCTAATTGTGTATTACAAATACAGCAAAGACCTTGTTGTGAAAATAATAACTGTTCATAATCTTGTTGAGAAAGACCGAATATCTTTTTAATTCTAGCCATCTCACATTTATATTTATTATTTTCCCAATATTTTTTAGCTCTTATAGCTCCTTTTTCTGGGTTTGCTTTTCTATATTCTTTTCCATATTCTGCAATTCTGTCTTTATTTCTTTGGTAATATTCTTTACCATAAGAATTTTTTCTATTCCTTTGCTCTTCTGTATAAGTTCTCAAATTACGCCTTCCTTCAGTCCATCCTTGTGGTTCTTTAGAACTACTACTCATTTGTTAAATCATAATGATTAGACTTACCTACAGCCCATCCATTAGGTAACATCCACGTAGCCATATGCCAACTATTATTTAGAAAGTAAGCACCATGCATCATGGTATCATATACATGGTATATTTTTACCTCACAACCATTGAATGTTTTAACTGGCTCCTTTAAATTCAATGCCATATATATAAACACTGTAAATTCATACAGAGTCTCGCGTCATCGTTATAAAGTTGTCTAACAGTTTCATACATTTCCTCTTCAGTTTCTAAGCAGTCAATAATACGTGCCGCTTTAACGGCACCAATTCCAGCAACACCTTGGATGTTGTCACTTCTATCACCAATAAGAGCTTGTTTATATAGATGACGTAATCCTTCCAATGGGGATACAGTATATATCTCATTTTTAACCCAATTATAATGTAATCCTGGAACCATATCAAGGTCTTTATCTAGGGTACAGATAACAGTTTTATAGAAAGGATCATCTCCTCCATGTGTTATCAAATAACCTTCTTGGTCTTGGTTCTCTCCTAACATATCATCAGCCTCACATCCTTCAGATACCTCGGCATTCCATTCTTTAATAAGAAAATCTCTACATTGTTGTAGATATATTGGTGGTATTGTATCTTTTCGATTAGCTTTATATTCTAGATTTATACGCTTTCTAAAGTTATTTCTACCAGTTAGAAATGCTTTATAATGAGTAGCATCAGTAGCATCTACAATATCTTGCATAAGCTTATCACAACGAAGAAGAGCAATGTCTAAGACACCCTCCTCCTCGCTGTTGCAAGTTGCAGCTACTCTAAACGCCACTAAGTCAGCGTCTATTAATGCGATAATTTTAACACCTCATTCATAGTTTAATCATTAAAAGGGTACATCTTCTTCTAGATCAGAGAAATCTTCTGGATTTTTCTTTTCAGTACCCATTACATAAGCTTCAAATTCTTTAGCTACATTAAGAACTTCTTCTGTAGTATTCTTTTTACCACCATTAGCTGCAAGCATAGCTACTGCGCTACTAATAGAAGATTGACGTACAATCATGACTTGTTTAGCAGCACGTTCTTCTGATGTTTCATAAGTACTCTTAGGGCTCACTGAAGGGGCCTTTACTGCGTTAGCAACTGGTGTTGCAGCCATAGGTACATCCTCTGTAGTTTCATTCGTTGTAGAGGCTTTAGTCCAATCCCAAAACCCTTTATCATTCTTAACTCTATCAATATAATATGTCTGTCCAAAGGTAGCCTTTGATAGTACATCATAGGTTTGTTTAAAAGTAAAGCTCATAACCTTCTTAGCTTCTACTTTATCTTGGAAAGTCTTATTCTTATATGTTACATCAGCAACATTATAACTACCTTTTGCTGTAGGTACAGTCGTAATAGCTACATTGATGATTTCAATTACTTGTTGACTCATTTAAATCTCCTGTAAATCTTTCATGTTTTTACCAACAGATACTTCATTAAATATAGGAAGATTATACTCTATCCCAAAGAGTTTCTTAAAATTCTTAGGCATATCATAGTATACTTTGTTGAATAGGTCAATGACCTTGGCAACTTCACTATCTTCAACATCAACTACAATACTATCATGTACTGTAGAAACAAGTACACCTTTTATTTGTTGTTCTCTAAATCTTTTACTGAAATCTACTCTGATAATAGACATTATATCAGCTCCGGTTCCTTGAACCGGATAGTTTTTAATAGTAGTTTCAGGCCAAACTAACTCTCCTTTGTAGTTTGGTTTTGATTCAAAAGAAAAGCGTCTACCCGTAGGCATAATAAGTTGACCTGTAGCAATAGCAGTTTGAATAATACTCGTATGCCATTTGGCTAGGCCCTTATACTTATTATAATACTCATCAATGACATTCTGCCATTGTTTTACACTAAAACCAACGTCTGCAAAGTCTGCATCATGTGCAAAACTATAGGCAGAGCCACCATAAATTATTCTGAACATTAGAACTTTTGCAATAAGTCTAGAAGGTAAACCAAATCTATTCTTATTGTCTTCATGTAGATCTACTTTATTTCTTACCTCATCTAATAGAATAGAATCTTGGCTAAGATAAGCAGCTACATTTACCTCGAAAGTTGCTTGGCATCAGAATTGATAATCAAGCTACGTACCCTCCTTCCAAAGACAAATACTTTGGTTTATAATAATCATTTATAATTCTATATCATCTAGATTTCTAAGATCTGCTTCAAATGCATCTCTATTTTGAATCATAGCATTAATCCACATATTATCAAATCTAATTTTTGGTGCAGCTTCTGCTGGTTTAATTGTATTCGATGCCTCGTGTTTCAATGGTTCATTTAGAATAATGTTAAATAACTTTACTCTATCTGCTTTTTCTACTAATTTCATACTAGTAGCTAATAGAGTAGCAGCTTTCCATCTAAGATACACTTTAAAGTCAGTAACTATAATAGCATTACATGGTCCTTTTCTATAAGCAGTAACATTAGAATAAGGATAACCCTCTTTACCACAGAGTTCAAACTCGAATAGTTTTAACTCTTCTTCAAGTTTCTTTTTGTTATCTGTCCATAGAACAAAGTCAATATCTTTATATTCCTTCTTCTTAGTTATAACATAACTACCTGTAAGATATTTTTCATTATATAAATTAGGATCAATATCTTTTACTATTTTTAAGGCTTCTTTATACATTAGTAATCTGCTCCATCTACCCACCAATATCTATTACAAGATAAACAATGATATTGATAATCTTCATGATAATCTGAGTCCTCAACCGTTCTATATTCAATATCAGTAGAGTTACACTCTCTACATTTAAAGTTATACTCTATAGGTACTTTTTTAAAATCTTGAGACACATAATTCCTTTACTTCACTTAACATGTTCTGTTGATTAGGTTCACTAGCAGAAAGTCTACCAGTACGTGCTACACATTGGTTTAATTGACCATGAATATAGTTATCATCCCAATGCATTTTATCCATAAGTTTAGGTATACCAAAGAAGTATGTACCTTGTAGCTTTAAAAGCTTAGATAATTTTAAGATGCTATATATAAGTGTATTCACTTTTTTACTTCCTTTTAAAGACTTGAGAGTACCTTCATCAGTAGAATAATACCCTTCTTTCTTTAATGCACTACCTTTTAATGGTTTGATAAGTTGTTCATGTAGATACTCTTCTTTTCTAATTGAGAATCTAGTCTGACCTATTTTGGGGCCTGTTTTATAAACTCCGACAGGAACTCGAACATCTTCTTTAATAGTACCACCATAAAGTAAACAACTAAGATGATCTCCAGAGCCAACATTAAAGGTGGGACAAGGAGAATTAATAGTGATAGACTGAGTAAGGGTGTCAATTCCTTGCTGTAACTCATTACCTTTCGCAACGCTTGTCTCCTTGTCATAGAGAATTCCATTCCATTCCATTTCTTGTAGTACTAGTAAATCAGCACACTGTAGTAAATATAACTGCCATTTACCAGATTCTTTTAAAATCTTTTCTTGTTTGTTATAGACTTTTAACGTAAGTTCGAGGTCTTTTTGCAGATATTCAAGTAAGATGTCTTTTGGTATAAACCATGTATCTATACCTTTATCCCAATACTCAGTCTTAACAATATCTAGTTTTTCTTCACCTAAATACTTAAATGCTAGTTCATTAAGAGAAGAGAAGGCATGTGTTTGATTACTAATTATGAATTCGGCTAGCTGTGTATCTCTAACGATACTTTTATCAAACGAAATACCTATACGACGTAGCCATGCTATATCGAACTTAATGTTATGACCGACCAATGTATTAGTATCTACTAAATACTGTTTGTATTCATCGTAGCTCTGGCTACCATCTCTCCACCAAAGATTATCTCCTAATCCAACAGCAACAAGTTTATTATCCTTGTTGTAGGGGGAGCCCTTATCAAGCGTAGTAGTTTCACAATCGAATGGTATTAATTTTCTCATACATCGTCTTGGATAAATCTCCATCCTTCACATAATACTTCAATAGCCATAGTATCATTCATGATGTCAGATACTAGGTCTTCTGCTTCTCTTTCGTTATCAGCTTCTACTGAGATAATGATAGGAATATCAACGAGCATTTAATAGAGCCTTCCATGAGGTTGGGAATAGTTCACTACAGATAGTATTAATTTGTTTAGCTACTTCTTGTGTTTCTAATTGAGCGTGAGGATCAGAGCGTTCTTGCCATACTCTATGGAAGAACTTCAAGCTACCAGTCCAATACCAAGTAGTCATCATGTTCTGAGGTAGTATCATACGGGCTTGTTCAGGAGCTACACCACTTCTAAGTAATACCTTATAGAGTCCTACTAAACCATTAACAGAAGCAGGAACATCTTTATGTATATCTGTCTCGTGGTAACTATCATCTACCGGAGACAGCTCCCATTTAATGGTAGAGACCTCTTCATCACTACTACCTTGCTTTACATTCTCAGCACGTTTACGCCATACATTAGGAAAGTAGAATACTGGCTCATCATCTACATATCTGCGAGAGACTTCATTCCATACCCCACCAACTTGGTGTTTGACCAATTGGCGAGCCACAAAAAGGGGAGCATTAACACGAAGCTGAATGCTCGTATGAGCAAAAGGACTCCAATGGTTATGCTTTGCCAAGTAGTTGATAAGTTTTGCATCACGTTCCTCTAGTTTATATACCTGTCCACCATCCCAATTACTCTCTTTATCAAAGGATACTCTAGCTGCATTAACTACAGTTAGGTCAGTACCCATACTATCTATAAGCTCAACTGTTGATTTGTTCGTTGTTTTCATTAAATTTCTCTGGTTGGTAATGTGTACATTCTAGATGGAAGGGAGCTAAGGAAAGGGGTAACCCATCTTCCTTAGGACCACCACCATAGAAAGTACCTTTTTTATTTCTATGACAACTAACTGTCTGGCAATGTCCTAGACAGAAGGTGGTATCTTTATAGCACATCATAATGGTTTAACTTTATAGTGTTCACACAATGATTTTTTCTGTTGTGGGTTAAAACTCCAAGTACTTGGATAGTTACTAAAGTAAACATGTAATCCATTAGATGTGATTTTATTATCTGGAGTAAATTTAACCTTTTTAATCTCATACTTGATAAAATCTTCATTTCTAAGTGGAGGTCTGTTTAAGAAATGACCACCATTATTTTGATACATTGCACTTAGTAATAATAGTTTTAATTTACTAATTGTCTTAACATCCTTATTTTGTAGGATAAATTTAACAGCATTTGTTTCTTCTTCAAGATAACGAATAGCAGTTAGAGTAGCAAAACTCTTTAGAGAATTCTGTCTAGTAATTCTAAATGTATAAGCCTCCTCATTCATGATGTCTTCTATGTTAAGTCTATATAAAACTTTAGTAGCATTTAAGAATGTTAAATAATCCCGCATCATTTTATCAGACACAGTTATATTTGTTAGTTTGTATCTAAAATATACTGCTGTTTTATGTTGATTTAGAAAAAGATTTGCGTTATAGAAACAAGCTTCTTGTCTATAGGTATGTAGAATTTGTTTACTGTCAGTTAAATATTCATAAGTAATGCTCATTATATATCCTTACTATAAATCATGGTATCTAGCTAAGTCTGGTTGAATAAGTACATCAATTTTAGAATGCCGTAGAGTGGGATCAGTATCCTCATCTCCAGATAGTTTGTTCTTACATATATTTAAGTGTCGAATATATTCAAATCCGTTGTCATGAGATTTACCAATACCTATAATTAAATCAGCTTCAGCTTGAATAGCTGTCTTAGCATTAGCTACGTTATCCATATTTAAATACTTCTTACCTTCACCACTAGCATCAGCTTGATTAACTGCCAATACTGGACAGTATTCTTTAGCAAGTTCTCTGCCCCAAGCGAATGCTTGTCCTAGGCGAAGGTCTTCTCTATCATTTTGAAAGCCTTTAACCTTACTCAATTGGTCAAAAACAATTAATGCTGGTTTATATTCCTTACATAGCTCTTCAACTTTACGCTTATGAATAGAAGCATTATCGTATATCTTGATGTTGGTTTGTTCAAAATAAATATCTTGATAGTGCTTTATATTCATAGAAATCTCTTTGACATTTTTTCCAAAGTAAGACTGGAAAATTCTAAATTTGACTTTAGTTCCTTGTTCCTCATTGTTGAACCACAATATCGGAGCATCCGTTTGAGTTGCAAAATATGAGATTTCGCTTGCAAGGAAAGTTGTCTTACCTGTTTCTGGTCTAGCGAAGATAACTGCAAAATCTCCTTTTCGTAAACTACCCACTGCTCTATTAAGTGATTGAAGTCTCCAACGCAGTCCTGGGTCTCGTATTTGTCCATTATATATATCTACCAAAGAGTCTTCTACGAAAGGCGATTCTTGTTCATTTTTTTCATCATCATTAAATTCCTCCAGAAGATTTGATATTTTGTCCAAATCTTGTCTCCCTTCTGCATAGTTGTGGAATACCTGCGCCAACGCTGAAGCTGAGTTTCTTTTTTTGATTTGTTGTAGTGTTGCAATTTCAAGTACCAGTGACGTGTCTTGAGACTCAATGAGTTTGAGAAACATTTCATAGTCTTTTCCTAGATTTACTTGTACCCAAAGAGCAAATTCTTCAAAGCTAATAGTATTCTTGGATATTTCCATGATGCTATCAAGAGCTTTGAATAGATAGAATAATTCTCTATGTTCCTCTTTGGTTACCTTGATGTGGTGTCTGTATTTTACATAGTTTTCGTATATAAATAAACTTTTAAGGAGATAAATATAGTTCATAGTACTGATATAAATTTAGTAATTTCTTCATAAGAGTATTTTTTTGGGTCTTCTTTAGTTACTAATAAAGATGTTTGTAATCCAAGCATTCTAGCTTTAGGTACTACTGTTTGTGCATAATTATATTTATCAAAATCTAACCATAAAATAATATGTTTATAATTTAATAATATTAGCTGTGCTAACTTTTTAGAGCTAACATTGCTACCGAATAAACACATACATCGTTGTATTTTACTTACTTTGTAATAACTAATTAAGTCTTCTACCAGTACAATACTACTGTCTCTGGTTGCTTCTCCACCAATTTGAACAAGGCTATCATTAATTCCGTACCCCCTCCATTTAGGGCGTTTTGGATCGTTACCAAAATAGCGTTCTTGATAGGCAAGCAATTTGGTAGGTTTAATAGGGTCATCATATATAGGAAAGATTAAAGATTCTCTGGACTCAGACCAGAAAGTTAGTTGTGGGATGTCTTTATAATTAAAATATTTTTGTAGCCATTTGGTAGGCTCTGGTGGTAGTGTCCAGTCACAATCTAAAGGAAGATTTATTTCTTGGAAAGGCTTCTTAAGATTAGAAGTTCTTCTACTGTTGTTACTGGTGATATAACCGCAAGAATAACAGTAGCTATGACCATCAGAGTATACAGCAAGATTATCACCATGTTTGTCTTTACCTTGTTCTGCACATTTGGGACACCTTGTTTTGTATAATATTGTAGAAGTCATGCTGCTTCTGCATCTACATATGGAGCACAATCTGGACATACATATGTATAACTTGTAACAAATCCAGTATCTTTTTTTACTTCCTGTATGTATGAATGTTCTACTGTTTTATATGAGTATGGTGTTTTACAACTAACACAATTACGACCATGTAGAAAAGTATTTACATCATTTGTAATACGAACACCATTAATGCTTTTTTTTATTTCTTCTTGTACGTCTAACTCCATAACTGAGTGTCCAAATAAGAAATAAGAGTTATTCTTTCTATCATCAATAAGATTGGAGAAGATAATACTAATGTTAGTACCTTCGTATGGATCATTTGCATAGAAGATTACTTCTTCTTGCATATCAAAGTCAGCAATTGCAAAGTTTTTATAACTTGCTCCAAGTTTCTCTGAGGCGTAACAATAAGCTGTAAACCGTTGGTTTTTTTTTAATCCTCTAGACTCCAAAGACTCCAGAATACTCGTAGTAGCTTTCGTTACGGGGAGGATTTTGTCTTTTTCCTTTGGCTTTACTTCTTTTTCGTCCGTTTCTTTTTTTTTCCATTCATATGGAGCCCAAGCTGTAATGTGCTGTACTGGCTCTACTAATTCTTCTTTGTTGATGTTATGAAGCTTATCCTTTTTAATTGAATAAAGAACAAAAGGTTTAACTTCCTCAACATCATTAACTTTAACACCATTTCTATTAAGAATCCACTCACCCATTTTACGTTCAGAGACTAAGACAGTCAAGTCTTCTGTGTGGATGATGAATAGAGGACGCTCTTTGTTACGCATAAAACGCAACTCTTCTGCTACATTATCATACCATACTAATGCGTAAGCACCATCAATGTGTGTTACTGCTTCTTGTGGAGTATGATCTGTTAGATAATGACAAATAGCATGACTATCTACGTCAGTATCCTTCATTACTTTGTGATTATGAACTGTGCCATTATGGACAAGTGTAATATGGTTTTCTTGAAATGGGTGGGTATTTTCTTTTGTGTTTTCACCACGGGTGGATGCTCTATTATGACCGACCAATATTGAACTATAGATATTAGTAACTGGTGGTTTATCTAAATAGTATAGTAGATTGCTGCTAGGTCCTGGTTGTTTGATAACATCTACACTTTTACCTGATACTTTAAATAGACCAGCACCATCCCAGCCCCGTAAGGTACCAACATAGAGTAGTTGTTTAAAGATTGAAGAGGCATCCTTATGCCATTTCTTAGATATAACAGCAACGATTCCACACATTATAGATGTACCTTTGTAAAGAGTAAGCCATTTTCAACATCCTTTTTAAATTCATTATTAGTTAGGATGTGATAGTATTCACCGAAGATTTCTTTAGCGAAATCCCAATAGCTACTAGTGGTATACATATTGTTAATACGAGTAATGAGTTCTTCTGTAGTGATTGTATTAGCATATTTAACTAAGTTACTAACAATCATAATCCAGTTGTTGATGTAGTCTTTGTTTACACTACCAGCCATTTGTCTGAATTCTACTGTGCATAGCTTTCCATCAGGGAAGAAATGTAATCCTGAATATTTAGGAAAGGTATCCATAATGTTTACAAATTCCATAGTCCTAATGTTTCTCATTAGATGACTACGTACAGGTACACAGTAGTTACTATTCCAACGTCTACCACTATATCTGTATAGAGTGTTCTCAAAGATACTATAGATAATAATTAGATTATGAATATCTTGTACTGTGAAGTCTGCAATGTTTACATGCACATGTACACTACACCGAGCTGAAGACTCAGCCTTGATATTATCAAAGAGTTTGGTTAGATATAATTCAGCACTGGTATTCCATACTGGAATGGTAAACTCTTTACCAGCTACCTTAAGACTACCATCATCAAGGATAGTCCAACCAATAGGTCTAGCTACTAAACGTACTCGTTCTAGCTCAATCTCAATTCCAACGGGAATAGCTTTCTTTGCAGATTTACCATAGAACTTAGGTAGTTCTGTTCCTAGATAATTTTGTACTGTTTCCATAACTCTTCACATTCCTGTTTAAGGTGTTTGTACTTATCAATTAAAATTAACTCAGGCCCTTGTATTGTACCAATTTGTTTATCATAGATGAATACTTTGTCTGTATAAACACATGTGTATCCAATGAAAGATATATTTAGTGTGTTACCAACTACCCTACCAGCTACAACTTTCATGTTATGTGTTTGTCCAAACTTAAGTCCTTTACAGAACTGTTTGCTTGGAAACTTATACACATAGAATAAAGTTTCTTTATTATCTGTAATATACAAACCAGGTTTTAAGGAGAGATTCTTAATCTCATGCTTATCACTATATTTGATAATAGCATTATCGAGACCACTTAAATAGTCCCCACGAATAGTAGATAGGTAGAGTGGTTCACCATCTAAAGAGATGTAACTATCTTGATACTTAGCACGAAACTCTTCAAGGCACATTTCAGATGAAGTTATTGCTGGATTAAAGTCCATTAGCTCGAAGATACTTGCGAGCAGTGTCTTTGTTTGCATTGTTAATAATATCCTGAATTAATTGTTCATCATATTCGGTATTCATATCGTTACAAGCAGCTTGTGTTCTATCCCATACTTCAGAGATAGTATCTGGTGAGAAAATCCAGAAGTTACTTAGTGTACGATACTCAACACCATGAGGTTGTGGGCGGAAACATCCAGCCTTACCATAAAGTTGTCTACGTTTCTCATCAGCGTCAGCAACAACAGACCACACACCTAAGTAGTGATCCATATTCTTGATAACACGAATGATGTTTTCATGTGACTGATCTTCTAGACCAATGTGCACATGACCACCACAAGTACGGAATGTCTTGTCATCACATGATGGGCGTTCATTAATACCTAACGTCCAGATGTTGAAGTCAGGGTCACATCCAAATTCTTGTGTGCGTGGATCACGTAATTCTTTCTTTGGAAAGGAAGCGGACGCTTTTCTACTAATGGTAAACTTGTCAGTTCCCAATAGGTGAGCGATGTAGGCTTGAGGCCAAAGAATATGTTCAATAAACTTTTCTTTAGTATATGAAGGAGGAATGTTATATTCAGCAGCAACATTGTCTTCCTGGATTTTAAAATCTCCATGATCGTCAATTGCAAGTGGGTTCTCCTTGGTGCCCCCAATGAGGCCCGTGATAGATTTCATTTGTCCATTAGGTAGTTCAATAAAGAACTCAGGGTCAGCGCCTAGTGTATAGATCATAATGCTTTTCCAAAGATTGAGATTGCACAAATAAATACCCAGCCATGATAGGCTGGGTAGTGGGATGGAATAATAAACAAACGACCGTGTTTGTTTTTGTACATAAATAACTCACCATTCATAGGAGACATGGATGAATACAATCCTTATATGAGTTCAGTTTAACTGGTGATGGGTAGGTAATGTTACCATTATCTACGATGTGTTGAAACACTTTAGCTGTGGTAGTTTGACGATATTCACTAGTCATGCTAGGAGCAGAGTTAACTTCCAATACATAGAAGTCTTTATCTTTTTGCATAACATCTACACCACCAAAGTCAAGACCAACAGCTTCAACAGTCATCAATGCAATACGACACGCTTTAAGAGGCCAATCAGAGAATCGTACGTTATCAAACCTACCTCCTTGTGCCACATTCCAGGCAATATCAGCCGGATTAGCAGGGGTTTTCTTGGTAACCCATACTACCCTATTCTGAGCTATAAAGACGCGGTATTCAGCCTCTTTGGCAATGTATTCTGAGATGTAGTAGTCTTTATTTTTATGTTGTAATTTTAAGATAGCTTGTGAAATTTCTTGTTCAGTGTTACAGAAGAATAATGACCGTCCTTGAGCATGATGATCGGCACGTACAATGACCGGTAGTTTCTTGCCGTCAACAGCCCAATCATGAATATGTCCATATGTTTTAGGGATAATAGGCTTATCCTTATTACGCAGAGGAGCTAGCTTAAGACGTGTGGCTTTCTTATCATTAGCTAGGCTAATAGCTTCTGCTTTATTGACGGTGTGTCTAGCAGGCATCACTCCCGCATCAGTTAGAGAAGAGGTGCAGCCCCATCTGAATAAATAGTTTACTTGTTTTTCTACAAGAAGGTCTTCTATTTTGTCGTTTCTTAATGTAATGATGTTAGTACGAGCTGAGATTTCACGACAGCTAGTGTTACCTAGCTTACGTCTACGTAGAAGAATGTTCATTAAATATCACCATACCATTGTGAGTTATCGGAGAAGATTACTTGTTTCAAGCCTAAGTATTTATTTGCCATTTCTTTAGCAAACTGAACACCCTCACTCTTATCTTCCATCCATTCAGGATGATACTGAATACAAAGAGTGTTTGTGTCTGGATAGGCTAGCACTTCAAAGGTAGAACTTAGATCAACGTGCACATCATCCATTAATCCTTTACTAGGATGGTGTGCAGTACCAAGAATAACTGCATGTAGCGTAGGTACCATCATTTGATGATGTGTACTATTTACACGAATCTCTCTACCATTGTAGGTACGCATGATATGTGCACCAGTATGGTTAGTGATGTCTTGAATTAACTTACCACCATTGAATACATTCAGTAGCTGAGCACCACGGCAGATACCAATCATAGGAATCTTATTTGCTACACAATACTTAGCCATAGCAATTTCAAGAATGTCTCTACGAATGTCTGGCCTTTGTGTGTATGGAGATGGTTTCTCACCATATAGTGCAGGGTTTACATCAGTACCACCCCAAAAGATTACATACTTCTGATCTTTTAGATGACTAAAATCATAAGTAGTATGAATACCAATAGAGTTAATAAATTCTTCATTCATTTACTTTAGCTTCCAGTTTAGCTACTTCCTTGTTATTAAATTTGTTTCCTGCTACTTGGAAACACTTAATGGTCTTCTCCTTATGAGATAGTTTGAAACGACCATGTTCTTCCCAACCAGTGTTGAGGAATACATCTACAGTGTTCTTATTTACAAATTTAATTAGCATGGTTTGATTGCATATTATAGATAGCGTAAGCGAAGAAGGTAAGTTGTGATTCAATACGTTTTTGAATGTTCTTTTTAGAACCTTTCACAACGATACGGAATGTACGACCATTAATGTAGTTATCAAGAGCAATGTCTCGACCAACGCGGCGGCAGTAGTTGTCTTTGTCAGATGCTTGTGCTACAGCAATAACAAGAGTCTTACCTTGGTTGTGCTCAATGAGTTCATGAGCAAGGGTAACACCACCTTTTTTACACATGGGAATGTAGTGAAAGAATTTCATGTTCTTTTCCTATAGATAAGGAGTTCTTTGGAGGGTTTTGGTACACACATTAGATAATGTGTCTTGGTTTGGATGTACAGTTTGGTTTCAAGTTCTTTAATTAAAGCCTCTCTTCCAGCTACATTTCCTGTAGTATATGAAATAATAAAAACAATAAAAGTCCATAATGCAATTTGAGGTATGTGCATTTCAATTCTCCAATGCGCGGGTTGCGATGCATGACATCGGCGATCATGGCAGTGTGGTGTCGTCGGTGGGCACGGCGAGTGCCTCATCAACGATGTGGTTCTTCGCTGATCTGGCCTGTATCCATTTCAAAACATCCCGCAGCACCTTCTCGCGGGCCTGGGTGGCAGCGAGTTCTCGCTCAAGTTTCTCGACACGAATTTCACACACATATAACTGATTGCTGTAAGGTACTTCATCACTCATCTTGCACCTCGATTTCTTTGTCTTCGGCAGGGACACGCTTCCACTTGTCTGACATTAGGTAATCTGGTTTCCGCCATATAAGGCATCCGACTGTCTCGTCTAGCAACGCCAACAACTTGATCTTCTTCATCGGCTTCGGCTTGTCGCGGATTTCGTATTCCTCCGGCGGATAGGACCAAGAAAAACCACCTGGAGAATTAGCGTCGATCCATTCCATCCAAACACCCTTTGCTCTGTATCGAATCTGCTTCGTCGGGTTTTTAGCAGCCACCTTCAACTCGGCGTATGGGTCAGCTTCTTCCGCGATGCGGTAGTTAATGCTCCACCACTCCCACTGCGGCGCGTCGTTCAGCTTCCATGTGCCGTCTGCGTATTGCATCTCCACCTTCCCGCCATCAGCGAAGTGTTGCATGACTGCGAGTTGTTCTTGGATTGTTTTCATGTGTGTATAACTTTCTTAATAAATACACTATTAATAAGTGATTGACATTGTGGACATGGTTTGGCTAGTCCGGTTGATCCATCTTTCTTAATGCGTGTAATGAAGATTGTAGCTCCAGCAAGCAGTTGTAGCCCATTTGGTCTACGCAGAATTTGTATAATAGCTGCTTCTTCTGCGTGGATGCTTTTAAACTGATTTCTAGCAGCATATTTACTATACCTGGTCTGATTGCATCCGCTAGAGAGGACTCTACCTCCTTTTGTAATAACCGCTCCCATTCGTGCTCTACTAAAGGTAGATTTTCCAGCTTCTTTTCGTGCACGATTAAGTCCCTTTGTAGAGGAATTCATCTTTAGTTTCAAAATCACCGTTAGGATGTATCTTAGTTACTGGGGATGTTTTAAAAAACATTGTTAGGTTACTTTTTTGCCAATTTAAAAGTTTAACAAAAGCAGGTAATCCAAGAATAATAACTTCTCCTGGGAATTTCTGATAAGTTGTTTCAATCATTATTTAGGACCATTTGGGTTATATGGAGGTAGTTTTTTACCGTAATGCCAAGGAAAGTATGGGTTTTTATAGGACATGACCGACCTCATTACATTTGTTGAAGAAAGCCTACGATTAGGGCAATGATAAAGATGGTTGTGTACATAAGTAGTATGTTTTCATTTAACTAGTTTCATTTACTTTTTCATTTATCAATTGAGAGTAATGTGTTGCTGTTAGAAACTAAGTGGTACACCTGGGGGGAATCGAACCCACCACCGGAGGGTTATCTACCAAACACTTATAAGGCGCTCTGCACTGCCAAGTGCTTCAGGTGCTTTGTTTGTTACCTAGATAGAGTTTACGGATTAGATTAAAAGTCTAGTGTAATGTGTTGCTGTTACTATCTAATTGTGGTGAGAGTGGTAGGAGTCGAACCTACAGTGTTTACCACGAGGGATCGGATTTACAGTCCGATGATGCACACGCCCTAGCATCAACACTCTCATAAAACAGGCTAGTTTTGTAACAGTTTTTATCCTCTTGTTACCATCGAGTTTCGTTCTCAAGTTGCAAGAACCAGCATAGTTATGTGGTTGCTGTGCCTAGCCTAATGACCGTCCCTATTACAGTGTAATGGGAGCGTATCGTTCACTCATGACTGTATCAAGCATGATACCTTCAGGAGAGAAATCTTTACCTTGTAGGATGTTCTTCATGATTGATGGAGAGAATCCACTAACCATTGCTACACCATCCTTGTTTTGTACTGGGAATGTTTTGTCTACAGCACGTAGATTCCAGAACACAATGCGGGGTAGCTTATATCCTGCATCCTTATACTGTTTCTTAATCATACCCATTGTAGTCTTATCTGATTTTGTTGCTTGATTGAACTGCATATCAGAGAGAATGAGTATGGTCTCAGGCATGTCTTCCTGTTTTAGTTTAGCTTTAGTAGCTTTCTTTAGGACTAATGTGAAGACAGCCTCAAGGTTGGTACTCATTTCCCAATGAGCTTTACTCAGTTGAGTTACACGTTGACGAAGGTTTCCCTTCAATACTTCAAGTGTTGGTTTACTGCTAAATGTTATGAACGCATCTTGAAATGGTCCTTTGTTACGTTCGCTAATGTAAATACCGAGAGCTACGGATACTTCCATTGGAGTACCATTCATACTACCAGATACATCACAGATAGGTAACAGTTTGTTAGTACCTGTAATGTAATTAGGTAATGCTTTCCACTGTGTTTCTAGTGTGTTGTCTTGTTGTGGGTAGTAACCTTGGTTAAGGTAGATACGCACTAAATCATGGGGAGCTAATGCTCCTGCGTTAATTTTCTTCTTACCATCCTCAACATCTTTGAGGTATGCAGTGTAACCCTCAGTATCATGACGCTTGAATGCGTTACGATAGATACGTGCTGCTTGACTAGGAGTGTGGGAATAGTTGATGTCTTTCCATTCACCAGCACACATCTTCTGTTCAACGACGTTCGTTAAAGATACCAGAAGTTTACGCCAGTTACGTGCAGATAGCCCCATCTTATCAGCAAGACGTTTAGCTACTGGACCTTGACGAGGCATCCATTTAGCACATAGTTTATTACCAGCATTCAATCCTTTGATGATGATTTCATCACCGAAGGTGTGGAGGAGGTCATCCCAACGACCATATTCAGGGATGTGTTGTACATATTTATAGTTTTCCGGTACACATCCAAAGATGTCTCTGAATGTTTGACGTTCACCCTGACCACCACGAATATCTCGTGAATAGAAGAGAATCTTAAGAGCTACAGTAGGATTCTCAGCATATGCCTTAATAAAGGCATTTTGTTTTTGTTGTTTATTCCAATCGCGCATAGCACCAATTTGGAAGAATAGATCAACACAAGCATTGCTGCTAGTGCTGTGTGCTAGCATACCATTCTCGGTACGACTATCTTTCTTTTGCATTGCTTGGACGAATGACGGACTCATGTTTGTTTCCTTGGTTGTGGTAAGGAGTTATTTGCTGAAATGAATCAAATGACCGACCGTTATCTATTGATAGCTACCTACATGCATTTAAGTTTCACCAATTGAAAGTAAGTTTGTTTTGCTGTTAGCATGTAACTCGTTTGTTTATACAAACTCGTGGTGTCTGGCCTGCCGAGAGGAAGTCGAATCCCCATCTAAAGAGATAGAAGCTCTTTGCTCTAGTCCATTAAGCTATCGGCAGTTAATATTTTACTTATACTAAGCGGGCTCGTTCACCAAGAGTGAACCCTTGGTATTTATTATGTTGAAGTTGAAATACTTCACGAAGAGGTGCAAGAATGTGTGCTTGACGACGTTCTTGACTTTCCGGTGATTTACCACCGGCAATGTTGTTGATCTCGCCACGAGTCTTACCGGAGAAGAATTCAATACCTTTGTTATTAATAAGCATGATAACTCCTTAAGGATTGTAACGATTACGTTTGCCATTGCAAGTATAAGCAATGGTACTGAAAGCAGGACGCTTGGCATCGTTCTGCCAATTAGCTCTGGTTTCTTTGTTGTCAATGCAACGAGCATGGGCACCAGATTGATGGTCACGCCTGGTCTTGCCTGGGTGACGAATAACTTTGTTCATTTCATTGTCCTTTCAAGACATATGATACATCATTTGCTGCATAAAAGCAACAGTTAAATGTTCCGACTAGCACCTTCCCGCCATTCTTGTGTTGCAATTTTAAGATCGGAACGGGTTGGTTTCGGCTCAATGTAAATATTACCATCTTGTTGGTAGAACTCAGGTTTGGTTGGTTTGTCGGCAATGAGTACATGGATGACATATCCAATGAATACTCCAATAATCAAAGCCAAAATGTAAAAACCAATGTTGAACATAGTATTATTTCCTTTTAAAGGGGGTTTTAAGGCGATTCTAGAGGGTTTCTCTGTCTAGGGTATACCTACCTAGCCAAGAGGGTAGTAATGCCCCTAGAATAAGCTGTGATGCTTGTATATATAGAATGACCGACCCTCCCCACGCTGTTCCTACCGAAGCGAAGCGAGGGCTGGGGTTGCGTAGGTGTTATCCATGCGGAGCGAAGCGTAGCCTATTCAAGGTTTTCTCGGAGCGAAGCGGAGAGATTTTTTTTATGACCGACCATGCACCAATATGGTGCACGGCCAGCTTAACGATTACCAGTGTATGCCAGCTACCGCGCTAGTCTTTTCATCCTCGGGATCTTCATCCCAAGAATACTCTTCATCGCGCTTATCGCTTCGATCTTCATATCTTGCGGCTTCGTCTGCCTGCTCGAATGGGTCTACGTCCCAATCGTAGGCGCGTTGCGCCTGCTCGCCTACTGGTAGCCCGCACTCCAGAATGGTGTTGAGGGCATTGGCAAGGTCGCCGTCCAGTCCCTTGTATCCATCTTTCGGATGGTTGTCCATCATTGCCAGAGCTTCGGCTGTAAGAATGAACAGTGCGTTATTCATTCCGCCTGCTGATACCATCGGACGTTGCGGTTTCAGTTTACCGCCGGGACGCAGGTCGCTGGTGTCTGCGCCGAGGAATGTAAGCGTATTTTCCAACAGGTCAAGCCGACAAGCGGATTCAACACCACGGATTTCCCCGATGGACATCTGGGGTACTTCATCAGCATCTCGCTTGAGATACTGAATTAGCTGATTTCCTGCGGCGCGGCTCAGGTTAAAAGCCAACTGTTTCCCGAGTTTAGACTGGTCCGGTATGTTGCAAGCTACACCAATGATTTGTACGAGGTCGCCTTGATCGGCGGCGGTGGCGAAGTGCTGGGCGAAAGCAACTGCTTTAGCCTTCTTATCGCGTGCCATAGCATCGCGTTTGGCTTTGATGGCGGCGAAGCTGTTGCGGGTGTTGATGGTGGTGTTCATGGTGTTATCCTTTTCAAGAGAAAGTTTATTTTCTGGAAGGGGGGAACCTTCGTATGTTTCGTTGAATTGTTCAAGAGTCATCATATCTTTCATGGTGTATCCTTTCATATAACAGTGAGGGGATTGCATTAAAACATAGAATACATGGCTTATTTCATGTAAGACAAAATATATATTCGTATGACTGATCTTCTGTTGGCATGCTTCTTGCCGACCGGGTTTTGCCAAACCTTACGTTGGCATAGCACAACGCAGGAGCTGCCGCCGTGAGCGAGAGCGAAGGCGGGGTTTCAGCTCCGTCTTCGAGGCCCACGGTTGCGCGTCTGTGTGGCGCTGTTGAGGCCACGTTCCTCAAAGGCAGGCTAGCCGAAGGCACAACGTCTTGACGCGCGGGCCGAACGCACCACGCTGGCTTACGTGACCGACCTACGTGGAACGCCTACTAGTGAGGACGCTGTGGCGCAGGTGGTGAGGCTAGCTCAACGTGACTAAGCTTGAGCTACCACTGACGCCTTTACCTCGTGTGTTTCATATACCTCATCCCAACTACCTGTTTGTTGCAAGGTGGAGATAAGCGCAGGGATGTTGTCCCACGTCGTACGAATCTCATGGTTGTTGTCGAAGGACAGGAGAACACACTCTTCATCAACAGCAAGGTGTCGTCCCGGGCATACTGTACCTAAGCGTTCAGCTACAGTCATGATAGACACACGACCACCATCTGCATCACGTAGGTAGACAGAGGGCATAGTACCAACGTATTGGCAGCGAGAGAGAAGTTGTTGAGCGTTCATGACTGTCCTTTCAATGGTGAAGTATTGCATACTGCAACACGGGGGAATAGCTTGTAACCTATTGACACTACATGTAGGGTTCTAACACCAATGAAACCACTACATATAGTGTTAAGACAAATAACGTATTATGTCAGCATGATAGCGTATTATGTGGTAATATAACAGAAGATGTAGCATACAGTAAGGATAGTGTAGAGAAGAGGGGGTGGGGGGAAAAGAAGAAAGAGTTATAAAAGTGAGAGGGACACCTTCACTCGCTAACATAATTTTTCAAAATTATGGGTACCTTCACTCGCTACTTATATTTTTTAAAAAGAGGGTAGGTCTCTGTACCCAGCTCCTGAGAGCGTAGGTATATTGTTTCTGGAACAACGTGAAGAAACTGCTTGACATTCCGCGCTCCATCTACCGATTCCGCGCATAGGAGTTATTATACTGTTATATTATTATTATTAATATATATAATACTATTACAGAGCTATTATAGTTATATATACTATTCCCTATATAATATATATATATATAATATAGTATAGTAAGGGTAACACAAAACTAATAAATAGTCAAGTAACTTATTTTACATCTAAATGAAAATAGTTCTTGCAATCGTCTTACGAAAGGAGTATAATGCTCGCCTATAAACATATGAACAGAATATAAGCCGTATGATGGGTTAAATCAAACTCCTTTTAGCGTTATAAACTAAGAGATACGCAGTTCGATGGGGAATAGGGTCTATCCACTGAAGACCATAACGAGATGTTTCGGGACGTCATATGTGTCCAACAATAGTGGCTAATAATCAGCGACGTAATACCTCGTACCTAACGGTACTCGTAATAAAACTGGAGAAAGATATGGGTAGAGTAGTCTATAAAAAATGTAAACGGTGTGAAAAAGAAAAAGATATAGAGGACTTTAGTTTTAAAACTAGATACATGACAAAAAGTGGCTTAAAAATAACTAGAACTCCATATTGTCGTGAATGTTTACGTTTATTTGGAAAAGAATCTAGAGAAAAATATCCACATTCTTGGATATCAATTAGATATAAAATATCTCAAGAGGAAGCAAAACTATGGTATGAAAAGACTATGGGGTCCTGTGAAATATGTGGAGTAGAGTGGCAAGAAGGTCAGAACAAATTATGTATTGACCATGACCACAACACAGGAAAAATTCGAGGTATTTTATGTAAAGCATGTAATCATGTTCTTGGTCATTCTTATGATAATATAGATATCTTAGAGAGTGCCATCTTCTATCTAAAGAGATCGTGAGGGTAGTACCATCGGAAGAGTTGTTTATGTAAGGGATAAGAAAACCAAGGCAGGCCAACCTGGTTTCTGGCCCGAAAAGAAAAGAATTGAAGTAGCCACAACGTTTAAAACGTGTGGTAGTGTTCCTATAACTGCAGGTATGACAGGTGTTCCAATTGATACAATTAACACTTGGAAGAAGCAACCTTGGTGGAAAGAAATGCTTGATGAGTTGTCTTATGAAGACAATACAAAGCTAGATGCCAAGCTTGAAAAGGTTATGGATAAAGCACTAGATCAAGTCATGGATAGACTTGAGAATGGTGAGTATATGTATGATCCTCGTACTGGTAAGGTTAAACGAATACCTGCTAAGTTACGAGATGTAGGCAAGGTTGTTAACGATACAATTGACAAACGATCCTTGCTGAAACGTAATGGTGGTAGAACAGAATCTGATAAAACAATCACAGCAGATCATCTTATTGAGCTTGCTAAAGCATTCGCTGAGTTCTCCACTGGTAAAAAAGAAACTGAAATACCTAAATCACTCTACGAGGGTGAGTATACTGAGTACGTGGAGGAAGAAAATGGCGAAGGGATGCAAGGGGCGGAAGCCTCCGAAGAAGTAAATGCCGTTCATGACTAATGGAAAAAGAGATTATAAACGCGAACTACAGTGGGAGAAAAAGAAAAAACCCACACGTGTAAAGGATCGTGCAGCTAGGAATTCTGCTAGAAAAAAACTAGGTTTAAAAGTAGGTGATCCACGTGATGCAGGTCATAAGAAGGCTAGGTCTAAGGGTGGTGGTAACGGTTTGGCTAATCTGTTTATTGAAAATGCCAGTGAAAACCAAAGCTTCAGTAGAAATAAAGATGGCTCAATGAAGAGTGAGACCTCTAAGAGGGAACGTAAGAAAAAATAATGGTACGGTTCGTTCAGTGGTAAGATGTCTGACTGTGAATCAGAAGACTAGGGTTCGATTCCCAACTGTACCCCAAGGAAAAACATGATAGAGTTAACTAAAGATTTGATTAAGGGCTTCGTAGGTAGTTGTCTGGTATCTGGATTTGATGGTAGTAAGGCTATTCCCCCACTTCATGAAGAAATGTGGGATTTATGCTGTTCTAAACACAAATATATTGCCATAGCTGCCCCACGTAGACATGCAAAATCAACTGCTGTCACCTTATCTTATACTTTAGCCTCTGTACTATTCAGACAAAGTAAATTTGTCGTTATTGTTTCCGATAGTGAGTATCAAGCAGGGATGTTCTTAGGTCAAATCAAGACAGCCCTAACTGAAAACAAAACTCTCATTGATTTATTCCACATTAAGCGGAATGAAAAAGGAGAAGTAGTCTTTGTTAAAGAAACAGAGACTGATATTATTGTTGAAACAGAAGATGGTCATAAGTTTCGTATTATTGCTAAAGGCTCTGAGCAGAAGCTTCGTGGTTTACTATGGAATGGTCAACGTCCTGACTTAATGGTTCTAGATGATATGGAATCAGATGAGCAGGTAATGAATAAAGAACGTAGACTTAAGTTTAGAAAGTGGTTCTATGGTGCTTTAGTACCAGCTCTTTCTGAACATGGTAAGATTAGGTATGTAGGTACTATTCTACATCAAGACTCCATGCTAGAAAACCTAATGCCTAAAGAGTTTGGACCTTACACAGTAAGAGAAGAACTTAAAACCTATGCTACCAAGTATCTAGGTTTATGGCGTAGCGTTAAATATAAAGCACATAACTCTGACTTCTCAGAGATACTATGGGCTGACATGTGGTCTAAAGATACACTAATGAGTATGAGAGAGGATTATCTAGCTAGAGGTCTTCCAGAACAATACTCACAAGAGTTTCTTAATATACCTATTGATGAGTCTACTGCTTATTTTAAACGACATGACTTTATAGCAGAACACCAGGATGATAAAAAGAAAACATTAAACTACTACATCTCTGGTGACTTTGCTATCTCGGAAAGAGATAGAGCTGACTATACCGTATTCGTTATTGGTGGTATGGATGATGCTGGTTATCTCCACATCAAGAATGTTATTCGAGATAGAATGGATGGTGAGGAGATTGTCCGTACTATGATTGGATTACAAAAGGTATATCAACCTATTGCTTTTGGTATAGAAGAAACACAAATTACCAAAGCTATTGGACCATACTTAAACAGAGCTATGGTTGAATCTGGTGTATACCTTAATCTAATTAAGATGAATCCACATAAGACTGATAAGCAGTCTAGAGCGCAATCTATACGTGCTCGTATGCGTGCTGGTGGTGTTAAGTTTGATAAGACGGCTGACTGGTATAATACTTTCGAGGATGAGTTACTCTCTTTCCCACGAAGTAGACATGATGACCAAGTGGATGCTCTCTCTTATTTAGGACTTATCTTAGATAAAATTATAGAAGCTCCTACGCAACAAGAGCAGGAAGATGATGAATACCAACGCGAGTTAGAGGAATCTGGCTCTTTGTTTACCGGGAGAGACTCGACTACGGGTTATTAGAATGAAACTAGAAAAAATTATTGACAACATCAATGTAGCAGAAGACTTAGATAAGGAAACTCTACAAGATATAGGTAACAAGGTAGTTATCGGCTATGAAGCTGATTTACTATCTAGGGTAGCTTGGGAAAAGGACTTAGAGAAATGGACCAAGCTAGCATTACAAATTGTAGAAGAAAAGACATTCCCTTGGCGGAATGCTGCTAACGTAAAGTTTCCACTACTATCTACTGCTTGTATGCAGTTTAATGCTAGAGCTTATCCAACACTAATTCCATCTGATGGTAGTGTTGTTAAGTGTCGTATCATAGGTAGTGATGCTACTGGTGAGAAAGCACAGAGAGCTTGGCGTGTGGGTAAGTATATGTCTTGGCAGATTCTAGAAGAGATGGATGATTGGGAAGAGCATATGGATAAGTTACTTCTAATTCTTCCTATTACTGGTACTGCCTTTAAGAAGATTTACTTTGACCCACAAACACAGAAGAACTGTTCTAAACTCATCTTTCCAACAGACCTAGTTGTTAACTACTGGGCTAAAACACTAGAAGACAGTGAACGTATTACTGAAAGATTCTTTCTTTCTAAGCGTAAAATTATTGAGCGTCAACGTAGTGGTTTGTATCGTGATGTAGACTTAGGTGATGCTATTAGCTATGAAGTTAATAAGTCACGGGATGTTACACAACCAACTAATGATGATACTACTCAACATCTTCTATTAGAACAACATCGTTTTCTAGACTTAGATAAAGATGGTTATGAAGAACCTTATGTTGTTACTGTAGATAAGTATACAAAAGAAGTACTACGAATTGTTCCTAGATTTACTAGAGAATCCATCAACGTAGACGAAAAGAATAAAGTTGTATTTATTATACCGGATCATTATTATGAAAAATTCTCATTTGTACCTAACCCTGATGGTGGCTTCTATGATATCGGGTTTGGTCGTTTACTTGGCTCCATCAATAGTTCAGTTGATACTTCCATTAATCAACTCCTGGATGCTGGAACACTAAGTAATTTACAATCAGGTTTTATTGGTAAAGGTCTTAAAATTAAGATGGGTGAAAGCTCATTTGCTCCTGGTGAGTGGAAGGCGGTTAATGCTACTGGTGATGACATCAAGAAGCAAATATTCCCACTACCAACTAAAGAGCCTAGTCCAGTACTAATGAATCTACTTACCTTCTTGGTACAGTCTGGTAAAGAGTTAGCCTCAGTAGCAGAGATTATGACTGGTAAAATGCCAGGTCAGAATACCCCAGCTACCACTACAATGGCTACTATTGAACAGGGTATGAAGGTATTTACTGCAGTATACAAACGTGTTTATAGATCACTAACTAAGGAGTTTAGAAAACTTTACAAGTTAAATAAACAATATACTAATCCAGAAACATATGTAGCCATCTTAGATGAGAAGGTTACTCAAAGTGATTTCCAAGGACAGGAAAATGATATTGTCCCTGCTGCTGATCCACAAGCTACGGCTGGTCAAGAGAAGCAGATGAAGGCTCAGTTCATGATGCAACTTCTATCACTAGGTACACTCAATCCTATCCAAGTTACTGCTTATATCTTAGATGCTTATGAGATTCCTAATAAGGAACAGTTTATGATTCAACAACCCCAAGGTGATCCTGCTGCTGCTCAAGCTCAACAAGAGTCTGAGATGAAGAGTAAGGAAATGGAAATGAAGATGCAGCTCGCGCAGACGCAAGCGCAACACAAAATCCAGGTTGAAGAACTTAAAGCTAAGATTGGTATTGCTGAAGCAGAACAAAAGATGGCTTTAGAAGCACAATCTAGAGAACTTGATATGAAGTATAAGCAGATGGAAGCCATCTTAAAAGCTAGAATAGCACAAGAGCAACACTCTGCTAGTCTAAGTCAGCAATATGACCAACATGCATTAGGTATGGCTACAAAAGCTAGAGAGCACACACAGAAGATGCAACAAAAACCTAAAGAGAGTAATAAGTAATGAACTTTGGACAAGCAGTAGAAGCCTTAAAAGAAGGTAAACATGTTACTAGAGTTGGTTGGAATGGAAAGGGAATGTATCTATTAAAAGGTACAATAGACTTTCATATGTATCCGGATGAAGTAGAGATGTTTACAGTAGCTCCATATATTATAATGAAAACTGCACAAAATACTTTAGTTTATGGATGGCTTGCTTCACAAACAGATATTTTTGCAGAAGACTGGGAGATAGTTTCTTGATAACCAAAGACGAATTCGTAGGATGGAAAAATAACGAGGTAACAGAGGCATTTCTAGATGCTTGTATGACAAGACTAGAGGATGCTAAAGATATTTTAATTAACCAAGCGGGCCTTGATAGCGATCAGGATAATTTCTATAGAGGATTTATCCACGCATATAGAGAGATGTTAACATTTACAGTTGAGGATATAGAGTGATAGTTCCATCTGAAAAGAGGAAAATTATGGTTATAGTACCATTTTTGCACAGAGTCTTAGTAAGACCTACTCCAGTAGAGTTAAAGTCAGCAGGTGGTATTATTCTTTCTTTAAATGAAAAGAGAGAACAAGCAGCCGCTGAAGAAGGTACTGTTATTGCTTTAGGAGATACCTTTGGTATTGACTATAAGACAGAGGTACTACCTAACGTAGGTGATAGAGTTTACTTTGCTAGATATGCAGGTAAATGGATTAAAGAAAACGATGAAGACTTAGTTCTTCTAAACGATGAAGACATTTTAGCAATAATTAAGGAATAACATGGGTCAAGAAACTGAAGTAGTTGTACAGACAGTTGAAACTACTGCTAGAGAGCAGGGTTGGAAACCTCTGGAAGAATTTGATGGTGATAAAAGTAAATGGGTATCCGCAGAAACATTCGTAGCTAAGGGTGAGTTAATCTCTAAGATTGAGTCTCTTGGTAAGAAGTTAAAGGATGCGGATAAAGCTATTAAGATGCTAACTGAGCATCACCAAAAGGTTAAAGAGTCTGAGTTCCAACGTGCCGTTCAATATTTGAAGACACAAAAGAAACAGGCTTATGAGGCCGGTGACGTAGATAAGATCATTGAGATTGATGAGAAGATTGCCGAAGTAAAAGAAACGCAGAAAGCTCAGGTAGCTAATGAGGCTAAAGAAGAACCAGCGGTTCATCCATCATTCCAGAAATGGCAAGATGAGAACAAATGGTATACAACTGATCCTGAGATGAGAGCGGATGCTGATGCTTTTGGTAATGCTTATGCTGCAAACAATCCAGATAAAACGCCAGAAGAGGTACTAGATTACGTAAGTAAGAAAGTAAAACGTCTGTACAAAGATAAGTTTGAGAATCCAAATAGAAGTAAGGCTTCCGCCGTAGAGGGTGGTGGTAATAGACAGGAGACTTCCAATGAGTCTTTTGCCCTCTCAGAAGATGAGAAGCGAGTTATGAATACCTTTATTAGAACTGGTATTATGACTAAAGAAGATTACATTAAAGAACTAAAAAAAGTAAAAGGAATTGATTAATGGCTAATGTCAAAAGACCCAATAGAACTCCTCTCGGTACAAGAAACCGTCTAAATGTTAAAGGTAAGGAAGCCGGATTCCATTACCGTATTGTTAATGACAATGAAGGACGTATACAAGACTTCATTGATGCAGGATATGAAATTGTGACAGATACTGGTGTATCTGTTGGAGATAAAAGAATTGCAAACCCAACTCAGGAAGGTAGTCCTGTAAAGGTTCATGTAGGTGCTGGACAACAAGGTTATCTAATGCGTATCAAAGATGAATGGTACAAAGAAGACCAAGATGCTAAACAAGCACAGATTAATGAACTTGAGGATGGTATGAAAGCCAAGGCTAAAGAGGAATCTTTCTATGGAAACATTACTATAACTAAATGAGGTGGAATTTTTGGAGGATTTAAAATATGGCTAATTATGCCGCTGGCTTTCGTCCAGTAAAATCTATTACCGGTGCACCTTATACTGGTGCTTGTAATATTTATGTTGTTCCTGGTGGTGAAACTGTTTCTGTAGCTGTAGGTGATTTAGTTAAACCAGCTGACTCTGCTGCTGTTGGTGGTTATTCTGCTGTTGAGGCAGTAGCAGGTGTTGCTGATCCTATTCTAGGTGCTGTTGTTGGTATCTGTATGACTGTACCTGATGGTAGTATGACTAATGGCGCTAGTCCTGTACTAGATACACCAGTATTTATTGATGGTGCTGTTACTGGTGCTCGTTATGTTTATGTTTCTGATGATCCTCAACTGATCTTCCAGACACAGGCATCTAGTACTTATACTGCCGATCAGGTTGGTCTAAATGCACAAGTTACTTTTACAGGACCAAATACATCTACAGGTGCTTCTCAAATGAAGATGGATACCACAACCCTAGCTGTAACAAATACCCACGGCCTACGTCTTGTTGGTGTTGTTCAATCACCTGATAACACTCTCGGTGCTGCTGGCTCTGCTGTTCTAGTTAAGATTAATAGACATGCATTTGCTAACCAGGTCACTGGCGTATAACAATAACTAAAGGAGAATAAATTATGGCTGTTATGACTACTTCTAGTTTTGCCAAGGCCCTTAATTAAAATTGCCAGGGGGCACTGAGGAGAAATCCTCTTTATAAAATCCATCGAATTGCGGGGACATCCAGAACGGACAATCCGCAGCTAAGCCGGGAGGCACATGATTATTTACAGAGTTGTTAATAAGATTAATGGAAAATCGTATATAGGTCTGACTACATTATCTTTAGCAGAGAGAAAACACAAACACTGGTTAAACTCTCGCAATATAGATAAAAATAAAAAACAGGCTTTGTACTTAGCTATATCTAAGTATGGTTGGGATAATTTTGATTGGCAAGAACTATGTTCTGCCCTAACTAAAGAAGACTTAATAGAGCTAGAAAAACAATTCATTCAGGAGTTTGATTCCTACAACAATGGGTATAATAATACTATTGGTGGTGAAGGAGTTAATAATCCACGTAAACTTGAAAAATATATTATTAGGTTTCCTGATAACAAGGTTTATGTGGTAGAGGGGTATAAAAAGTTTTGTAGAGAGTTTAAGTTAAATGAAGGAAATTTATGGAATACATTCCAACCTTATAAAAGAACTTATACTATAAAAGGAAAACATTATACTTACTGGATGAAAGGTAAATCTTGTAAAGGTTATGTGTTACTCGGAAAGTTCAACGACTATCTGGGAACAGAGTACCTCCATGTGGAGGGAAGCGGTGGACTCCAAACAGAGATAAATGCCTGTATGGATGATGATATAGTCTACTCTAATGAGGAATCATTAGCAGAGGGAAATTTACCAAGTCCCTCGGATGAAGATTAACACTCTTTATTGAATAAGCACCGGCTGGCCTGGTGTAAACGCTTGGTATGGTAAAGAATACGGTGACTATGCAACCGAATGGGATAAGCTGTTTGAAAAGAACACTTCTACCCGTGCATATGAAGAGGATGTTGGTCTAAGTTCTTTTGGTCTGGCGCAAGTTAAGGCTGAGGGTGCTCCAATTGCATTCGATAATGAGAGACAAGGCTTCACTTCTAGATACAACCATCTAGTATATGCCCTAGGTTTTATTATCACTAGAGAGATGTTTGAAGATGACCAGTATGATGTTGTTGGTCAGAAGAAGGCTCAGGCGCTAGCTCGTTCTATGCGTCAAACTAAGGAAATCGTTGGCGCAAATGTGTATAATCGTGCTTTCAGTACTTCTTATGTTGGTGGTGACGGTAGCTCACTAATTGCTGGTGATGGTGGTGGTTCTGCATCTCATGCTACTGTAAGTGGTGGTACTTTTAAAAACTGTACTTCTGTAGCTGCCGACCTTTCTGAAGCTGTTCTTGAACAAGCTTCTATTGATATTGCTGCTATGCGTGATGATAGGGGTCTGCTAATTGCTGCTAAACCTCGTAAGCTTGTTATTCCTGCTGCACTACAGTTTGAAGCTAAGAGAATTCTTGGTACTGATGGTAGAGTAGGTACTGATCTGAACGATCTAAATGCAATTAAGACTATGGGTATTATCCCCGAAGTCGTTGTTAACCACTACCTAATTGATAGCAATGCTTGGTTCATCCTAACTGATGTTAAGAATGGTCTGAAGTATTTCGAGCGTCGTGGTGATAACTTCGATATGGATAATGATTGGGACACTGAGAATGCTAAGTATAAGGCTACTGCCCGGTACTCATTCGGTTGGACTGATCCTCGTGCTATCTACGGTTCTCCAGGAGCTTAATCTATGAATGTACTAACACCACCCGCAGTCAGTACCCTAACTAAAATGGGTACTATTGCAAGAACTGATAGTGGAACCGTTAAGTTTGGTTTACCAAAAGGTGCTATTATCTGTGGTGTTTATGTTATTCAAACTGTGGCCGCAACTACTGCGGTCGCTACTGTAGACATAGGCATTACAGGATCAGCCGCTGCACTAGCTAATGACTTTACAATGGGTACTACTTCTGTAGGTTATGCTGTTGTTGGTGCTGCTGCCGGTGCATCTGTTGGAGCTAAACTTACTTCTGATGTAGATGTAACTGTTACCTATGCTGTTGGTTCTTCAACAGCAGGTGGTACTGGTTTCTTTAAAGTGGAGTATTACATTCCACAACCAGGTTCTGCACTTTAAGTTGAACTAACCCAAAAGGGGGAGAGATTAAAAACCTCTTCCTCTTTTTTTTTATAGGATTAAAAATGAATGTAACTTCTACTCCTCCAAAGCACACTGGTGTTCAGCGAGTTGGTGTTACTGCCACAGCACTTGGTGCTACTGCACTAGTTGCAGCTAAGGCAGGTAAGAAAATTAGAGTGCTTGGTGTTGTTGCTGTAGCTACTCTAGCAAATAGCATTAAACTACAATCTGCTTCTACAGATATTACTGCACTATTTCCATTAGGAGCTAATGGTGGTTTTACACTACCTTATTGCGATCATGGTTGGTGTGAAACAGCAGAAGGAGAAGCGCTAAATATTAATATGTCTGTAGCTACATCCACTGGTGTACAACTTGTTTATATGGTGATTTAATGGGCTGGTTTAAAAAGATTTTTAATAAAGAAACTCAACGCACAGTACCAGAAGTTGTTAACAAAGCTTGGCGTACTGGTATGTGGGTTATGACTGATAGAGGTATTGGTATTTTAGCTAATATAGGAGTAACTTCTATTGTAGCTCTTACTGATAAAGATGGTATTAATATAGAAGAATACTCTATTCCACTATCTATTATCAGACAGGCTAGTTGGTTTGAGATTCCAGAGAAACGTAGAGTAGGTATGACTGCTGCTCAAGGAAAGGAACTAGGTTATGACAATTAATGTATCAACCACAGGTGAGAATATTGCCCTAGAAGCATTAGTAAATAAAACTGCTCCTCAGAATTTAGTATTAAAACTATACCAGAATAACATATTTCCTTCTGATACCGATGTAGCAGGTACTTATACAGAGGCTACTTTCGGTGGATACTCTGCTGCTACCTTAACAGGAGCATCATGGGGTGCAGCTTCTGCTGGTACTATTACTTATGGTAGCCAACAAACCTTTACTTGTAATGGTTCTACACCAAACAGTATCTATGGATATTTTGTAGTACAAGCTTCTTCTGGTACTTTAGTCTACAGTGAAAGAGCATCTGGAGCTCCACTATCTGTAACTAATAATGGAGATGCTGTAAAAATCACACCAACAATTTCTGCGGATTAATTATGCCTATTATTAACAGTACAATAACTAATAAAATATCTAACACTACTAGTGGTTTTCCAGTAAGTGAGTTGCATACAGATCACAATGGAAAAACATATAGTTTTGTATATACCTGTGATGGACTTGATCCATATATAGTGTTAGCAGCACGTGCTGTTAATCTTAGTGCTGAGATTGACGCAAAAGAAGCTGCTGAAATAGAAGCCAGAAACTTCACCATCCCGCTAACTAAATATCAATTTAGACAAAGGTTTACCCAAGAAGAGCGTATGGCCTGTGACGGTTTTAATGTTGCTTTTGAGAGTCATCCAGCTTTAACAGTAGAGCAGAAAGCTTTTATACGAACAGGTTTAGAAGACTTTAAAGCTGCTGAAGCCATTGAACCAGTTAAGGCTATGCCTTTGCTTCAAATGTATGAGGCTCTTGGCCTGCTTGCACAGGGCCGTGCGGCTGAGATAGGAGCTAGTTAATGGCTACTTATTATGTGTATCATGGGGGTAATAACACTACTGGGGCAGATTGGACTAACGCTAAAACTACATTAGCTGCTGCAGTAACCGCCGCCACAACTGCTGGAGATATTATATTAGTAGCATCAGATCATACTGGTGACAATGCGCTTGCTGCTGATACAACCTATACAGCCGGTCCGACTTTACTTAGTATTATTTCTGTAAATAGAACTACGAATGTTCCAGAATTAATGTCTAGTTTTATTGGGCATGCTTCATTAAACAGAAGTGTCACATTTAATTCAGCTGCCCTTGGACGACTATATTTATATGGTCTTGCTATAAAAATTAGTGGTAGCACAGTAGATAGTATTAATCTTCAAACTGCTAATGACGGGCATATCGAATTAGAAAACTGTGAATTAACTTTTGCTAGTACAGCATCTAATAGTAGATTAATTCTTGGTAATAGTGGTAGTAGTACAGCACAAGGTTATGTTAGATTAGTTAATACATCTATATCATTTGCCAACGCTTCTCAGTGTATACAGAGTTATGCTATTGTTGAAATGTATACTTGTTATACGGCTGGTGCAGCTCTGTATAAGATATTTCAAAATGCAGTAGCTGGTTTATCAGGTGGTAATACATACTGTGAAGGTTGTGACTTCTCTTCTGCTGCTAGTGGAGCTTATATCATAGATAATTCTTCACAACCAGGCCCTATAAATTTAGTAATGGTAAATTGTAAACTTCCAACTTCGTTTATTATGATGAACGCTGGAGTAAATAATAATAAATCTACTGGAGAGGTTACACTTTATAATTGCGCATCAGGAGATACACACTATTTCTTGGGGCATAAGGATGAACTAGGTAGTACTATAGCTGTATCAAATATATATCCAAATGACTCTAACACTGGAAATATAACTTGGTTTATTAACTCAACTGCATATGCAACTTTTGGTACTCCTTATTATACACCTTGGTTTGATGTATATCATTCTGGTACTGCTAGTATAACCCCAACTATAGAAATTCTAAGAGAAGGTAGCACTACTGCATATAAAGATGATGAAGTATGGGCTGATTTCTCATTCCAAGCTACAGCTAACTCTACACAGTCTACTATAAAAACAACAAGACCATTGCCATTAGCAACTGGAACTAACATTCCAACTGGTATCGGGGTCGCTAATTGGACTGGAGATACTGGTGCTTGGTCTGGTGTTATTACATCTCCTTCAACTACTCCTGCTGAAGTAGGTCATCTTAGAGCTAGGATATGTGTAGGTGCTGCTAGTGTTACTGATTTATATATTGATCCAACTATAAGGTTATAATATGGCAAATAGAGTTACACCAGGTGGCTGGCTAAATGAAACTGGTACACGAAATCGTGTAACTCCTTTTGGCTGGTTACAAGAAACAACCTCTGTTGGTGGTACTGAGTATATTATTAGTGTTAGTGGTGGTGCTACTTTTTCAGGTACATCAGTAGTTTCATTAGAAACTAATATACCTATTTCTGGCTCTATTGTATTTACTGGAACTAATTTAGTAGTACCAACTTATATAATACCTGTAACTGGTAATATAGCCTACAGTGGTACTGCTTCTGTCACAGTTACTAATGGTAGTACAGAATATACAATAACACCTACTGGTAATATAACTTATTCTGGAACAAACTTAGT